GTCCCTCGACGTGGTGCCGGCAGGTCACGTGTACACCCAGCCCTGTCCTGAGCATCCTGCCTGCAGGTAGTCGACGTCGAAGCAGAAGGCCGTCACGCTCTCGTCGACGGAGCCGCAGTCGGAGTTCAGCCAGCCGTCGATCTGCGCGCCGAATCCCCGCGTCGGGTACTGGGCCCCGGAGTAGCCCTCGCACTGCTTCAGGATGCCCCCTTGGTCGCACTCCTCGAGGAAGCTCGCGCTCCACGGACCGACCTGCGTCCAGTTCTGGTGGACGTCGCAGTCCTCGCCGCAGAGCGCGTTGGCCTTCCAGCCCTTGCACCGCAGCGTCCCGACGGCGTCGAGCGGCCCGCCGTCCGAGTAGTAGGTGACGGCGCCGCCGGCGCACCACAGGCGTCCGGGCACGCTGCAGTCGACGCACGGCTCGGCGACCTGCGGATCGCAGTCGGTCGTGTACAGGAGGCATGCGAGGGTCGACGGATCCGATGGGTTGACGCCGATGAGCCCGTTTCGGTCGCCGCTGCAGGTGACGTCGAAGTCGCACACGCGCAGGGTGTGCGCCCACACCCGTTCCTGCGTCCAGGTCTTGCCGCATGCCTCGTGGTTGCCGCAGCCGATGCACACGACGTCGATGCAGGCGTCGACGGTGTTCGTCCCTGACCACGAGTCCTGCCAGACGCGCGGGCAGTTCGTCCCGACGCAGCGGCGCGTGACCGACAGCTCGAGGCTGTACTCGACGTCGACCTGTCCGCGCCACGAATAGCAGCACGGCAGCCCGGCGGGGCTGACGCGCTGCACGACGAGGTCCTGCGCCAGCACCCGCGCCGTGATGGTGTACTCGGCGAATCCGCAGCTCTGCCCGCACTGCTCGCACGGCCTCAAGTTGGCGGCGTTGCGCGAGAACGTGTAGATGATGTCGATGGCCGGGATGACGTAGGACGTGTCGTAGCAGGTGTTGGACGCCGCGCAGTCCTCGCAGGACTGCGACTCGCAGCAGCAGGCGTAGGCGAAGTTGCTCATGGCTCCTCCACGAACGACGGAGGAACGAGGTACCAGCCCTCCGGCACCTCGACGCGGTTCTCACTGAGGATCCACTCGCCGCCGACCCGCGCGTACACCCGCGCCTTCGTCCCCGGGCCGATCCGCACCGGGCTCGCCTCGCTCACGAGCACCGTCCTCGAGCAGCCGCTCGCGAAGGCGAGCACCAGCCCGGCGAAGGCTATCGCGGTCCAAGTCAGAATCCACGGCGCGGTGCCGTGATTCAGCGCGCTTCTCAAGCCACTTGAACAGCTCGAGAGCCACGAGCGCGACGATCCGCTCGAGCGCATTCACGGCTCCTTCTTCGCGTCGCGCGCGAGGACGAGGCCGATGCCCGCGAGCACCGCCGCGACGGCGGTCGCGATGTCCGGCGTCGTGGCGGGGTCGCCGTCGAACCACGCGACGAGGACAGAGCCGACGGCGACGAGGATGCTTCCGATGCCCGCCACGGTGGTGTTCCTGTTGTTCATTGCTTGTTCTCCAGGCGCTTGATGCGCTCGTCCATCCTCACGAGGTCCTCTCGGATCCTCCCCAGCTGCGCGTGTATCCAGCCGCTCGCGCAGAAGGCGGCCACGAACGGCGACAGGATCGTCGCCACCTGCTCAAGAGTCATCGCGCACCTCCTCGAAGGTCCACCCGTTGAACCGCCTGCCCACGGCCGCCGTCTCGTCGTGCGCCTTGACCGCGCCGGGCGGCGGCTCGTCGGCCTCCACCAGACTGAGCACGACCTTGCTTTCGTTTAGTATCGCGTATCTCATCGTGCGAGCTCCGTCTCGAGGAGGACATAGTCGATGTTCAGTCCTCTGGCCGTCGCGCCGACCGTCTTGCGGATGCCGACGCCGAATCCGAGCGAACGCGCGGAGCCCGTCGGGATGTTCGTGGTCACCGTGTTGACGAGGACGCCGTCGAGGTAGAACTTGACCTCGGTGCCCGCCGCGTTGACCTCGATGCCGAGCGTGTACCACTGGAGCGCGACGAGGTTCGAGCCCACGTCGGTCGGCCCGGTCGAGGTGCTGTTCGACCGGCATTCGGTCCTCCACTTCGCGCCTGTTCCCGCCGCGTCGGTGTAGGTGAACCACACGGCGTCGACCGGCGTACCGCTCACCGAGTCCGTCAGTCCGGCGAACAGGACGTAGGTCTCGGTCGAGTTTGAGATCGTGCTCGGGCACCGCACCTGCGCCTCGAACGAGCATGCGCCTGAGCCGAGCCACATGGTCGCGAGGCTGGCGCTCGCGAGCGCGGAGCGGCCCGTCGCCGTGCTGCCCGTTCCCGCCTGCGCGATGCCCCAGTGCCCCGCCTCGCCGTTGTTGTTCATTCCGACCGCGGCTCCGGTACCGCTGGCCGTGTTCGTGTAGTCCTGAAAGTTGAAGCAGTCCGTGAAGGCGCGCGAGATCGCGCGCGGGTTGCTCGTGCGCTCCCATACCGCGTCGCCGCTCGAGTTCGCCGTCAGGACGCGGCCTATCGCGCCGCCCGCCGCCGGCAGGTCAAACGCACCGAGCCACGGAATGCCCTGGTCGTTGATGATCTGCGACCAGGTGCGGTGCCGCCAGCGGCTCGCGGAGGCGTGGTACTGCCACATGTCGAGATCGGCGGGCGTCCCGGACTGCATGTCGAACCCGTGGATCTTGTGGACGGTCGGGTTCGGGTAGGTGCCCGTCAGGTCGCCGCCGGCGGATCCCGTCGGGGATCGGCTGTCGGACAGCCTTGCGTCGTTGCCTTCGCAGGCGGTCCCCGCCGTCGTGCCGTAGGACACGGCGATGGTGCCGCTTCCCGTGATCGTGCCGCCTGTGAGGCCAGTGCCGGCCGTCACGGAGAAGACCGTGCCGACGGTCTCGGGAAGCCACTGCTGCAGGGCCGCGTCCCACGTGTACGCCTGACCGTCCAGAGGGGCCGTGGAGGCCACCGGGCGGCCTTGGAGGCCGTCGACCGTGGGATTGGGGTAGGTGCCCGTCAGGTCGCCGCCAGCGGGCCCTGACGGCGTCGCAGGGCCGCTCCCCGTGGAGATCGTGACGCCGGCAGCCGAGTGGACCACCGTGCCCGTCTGGCCCGTCACGGTGACCGTGGTCGGAACGTTGTCCCAGACGACCGTCATGGCTGCGCCCTCACGAGGTAGCCCGCGCAGACGGGCTGCGCGGGGTTGCCCGTCGGGGTCACCTGCAGGTCGTAGTGCCAGATGGCCTCGCCCGCATCGACGGTCGAGAGCGCCGTGTTGATCGCGACGAGGTCGAGCGTGATCGCGCCCGAGATGCCGAGCGTGATGCCGGCGCCGTTCGTCGCCGTGTGGTCGGCGGCCGCGGTCGTCGGGAGGCCCGAGCGCCAGACGCGCATGGCGGCCGTGTAGCCCGTCGAGAGGTCCGGCGGGCTGCCGCCGACCGAGTAGGTCAGGGCGAACGAGCCCGGCGACTGCCGGCGGTAGACGATGTTGAGGGTGTCGCTCATGGGCAGGTACCGGAGATCGCCTGGGTGTTGATGATGAGCCAGAACTGCGCGCCGTGGGTGAACCTCGCGGGCGTCAGGAGCACGTAGCAGCCGATGTGTATGGGCTTCGGAGCGTAGCCGACCGGCAGGTCTCCGCTGGGGACGCCGTAGCTGTAGTGCGTCGGGGTCGCCGTGTTGGACAGCTCGGAGATGCTGTAGCAGGTCATGCCGGTGAGGCCCTCGAACTCCGCCAGGCCGTTCTTCGTCTGGGGCAGGACCGATCCGGTCGAGCCGATGATCGCCTCGTCGCAGGTGTACGTCCAGCGCGCGTTCTGGCCGGAGATCGCCGCCCGGTCGGTGACGACGGCGAGGAGCAGCATCGGGACGACGTCGCGCGCGGGGTCGCGGTCGTTCCAAGTCTTCTGCCGCGGCACGAACGAGTCGACGCTGCGGTCGGGTCGCGGCCTCTGAGTCATGGCTCGTACCCCGCCTCGACGATGGCCTTCAGGTTCGTGTCGCCGCCGTAGATGTTGTTGAAGTCGGTCGCCGTGCGCGGCAGGCGCTTCCAGTCGATCCGGGCGAGATCGCCCGTCGCGCCGCGCCGCGGCCTGCCGTCGGCCGAAAGCGCCGCCACCTGCTCGTGGTGGAACCACTCGTCGTAGAGGAAGTCGAACGAGATCTCGTAGAACTCGTTCTTGACCCAGCTGCCGCTGACTCCCTCGCATATGAGCGTGTACGCGGGGCAGTTGAGGAAGGTCGCGTTGTTCGTCGTGTTGTTGTAGCTCGTGAGGGAGGTGAGCTGCGAGGCCATCGACTTCACCATCGCGTCCTGCATGAAGCGCAGGCGGATCCTCGTCTGGTTCACGGGCCACGCCATGCCGTCGCCGTTCGCCTGGACGGAATTGCCGCCGATGTCGGCGGTGGTCGCGTTCGATGAGGACGGAGGGTTCGTCGTCCATGAGGTCCGGAAGACCTTCGTGCTCCGCGTGGTCGACTGCTCCTCGATGTTGGCCGGCAGGTGGAAGTACGCCGTCGGGCCCGGGCGCACCACCATGGTGTACATGGTGTCCCACGTGTGCGTCATCTGCGCGCCCGCCTTGTTCGGCAGCTGCTCGATGCGGTAGCCCCGGTAGCGCAGGTACTGCTGCCAGGTGATGTTCGCGTTCGGCGCGGTGTAGGCGAGGTCGCCGCGCCGCGGGATCGCGCCCTCGTCCTCCATCAGCTTCGGGGCCTCGAGCACGTCGAGCGTGGTGCCGTCGGTCCTGTAGATGTGCCGCACCACCGTGACGCTGTGCGCGTCGCCGATGTCGCCGCACTGCGCCGTGCGCGACTTGTCCTCCCACGTGAATGACGTACTAGACGGCATCTACTGCCTCCCCAGCATCTGGATGATCTTGTCGAGCTTGAAGAACGTCGACTCGAGGAAGGCGGACGAGAGCACGTCGCCGACGCCCTGCGGACCGGCCGCCTGCCGCCGCTCCTCGGCAAGCATCTGCTGCTCGAGGATGCGCGCCTCGGTCTCCGTAGCGCCCTGCAGCTGCGACGTCAGGAACGACTCCTCCATGCTCTTGCCGCCGAGGAGCGATCCGACGAACGTGGAGACCTGCGACGCGAGCAGGCTGACCTTGTCGCCGAGCGAGTCGCCGCCGGGACGGGCCATGCCGAAGGCGAACGCCTCGCCGAAGCCCATGACCTTGGCGCGCTTCTGGGCGTCGGACTCCATCGAGGCGAGCCGCTCGAGGATGACGCTGTTGGACGCGAAAGTCTGCTGCCCCGTCACGCGGAACTCCTGCAGCGCTTCCGTCGCGCCCTTCGTCAGGGCGGCCATCTGGTCGACCTGCGCGCGCGCGAGGCCCGCGATGGCGAACGGAGCGGCGGCGGCCGCGCCCGCCATGCCGCCGCCGGCGAGCAGGCCCGCAGCGGGGCCCATCTTGCCGATGCCGCCGAGGAACGGGGTCAGGCGGTTCCCCATCTGGGTGCCGGCGCCCGCGCCGCCCTGCTCGCGGTTCAGACGCTTCAGCTTCCCCTGAAGGCGCTGGATGGCCACCTCGGTCTTCTTGATGCCGGTGTCGACGCCGTCGGTGGTGACGGTGACGGGGATGCGGAGGTTCGTGATCTTAGCCACGGCTCATCTCCGCGACGGACTTGTTGATGGACTCGACGATGCTCGGCATGAGGTCGTTCGCGTGCTGGCGGGCGGGCCTTGTCAGGTACAGGGTGCGGAGCAGCACCCGGCTTCCAAGGCTCTTCCTCCTCTTGCCGGCCCGCCACCCGCGGTTCTTGGCGATGAACGGCGCTATGCGCGGGTTCGGGTTGCGCTGCCACAGGCGCGCCTTCTTCGCGGGCGTCCCGTCGGCCTTGACGCCCTTCTGCCAGACGCGGTAGCCGACGTCGTGGAAGTGCGCGCGCCAGCCTTGATGGGCGCTGTCCCTGCGGCTGCTGCCGATGTCCCAGCGGACGCCGACCGCGCACCAGATGCTGCGGCCCCTCCGGTACGTCTTCGTCTTCACCGTGAGGTCCTTGCGCGTCCTGACATCCTCCGACCTGGCGGCGCTGCGCGTGGAGCGAAGCTGCTTGAGCGCCCAGCGCCTAAGTCCGGTGCGGAGCACCTTTGAGCGCATCTTCTCTGGGAACTGGCGCAGGAGCGCCGAGACGTCGCGCGCCTGGTTCCTGTCGAGCGTCGCCTTGAGGATGTAGCCGCCGCTTGTTTTCATGGATGGCCCGCCGTATCCCGCGCCAGTCGGGGATCTCGAGATCGACGTTCACGAGCACGACGCTCATCTCGGACAGGTGCATCGTCTGGTGCCTCATGGCCGCGCGCAGCACCTTGCGCGCGGCCTCCGTCAGTCCCGGCCTTCCTCGTAGAGCCTTTCCGCAGCCTGCCCGATGGCGCGCACGAGGAGCCCGTCCGAGTCGAGCGCGTGCTCGAGCGACGTGAACAGCGCGCCGCCGTCGTGCCTCGCGTGACGCCATGCGAGCCATGCGTAGAGCTGCGCCGGCGCCCGGTCGGCGAACTGCACGGCGTCCACGAAGTCGAGCGCCGACGGGCGGCGGAGCTCGACCGACAGCCCGGGTCGAACCTCGACGGCGACGGAGCGGAGAGCGATGGCGTCAACGATGCTCATGCGATGGTGGCCGTTCCGGTGAACTGGAGCTCGATGGAGGCGCGCAGCACGTCGGACATGCCGCCCGTGACCTGGAAGGAAGTCACGAACGCCGAGCCGCTGATCGTCATGCCTGTCGCGTAGGTGATCGTGCAGGTTCGGCTGACCGGGTTCACGGAGTCGGTCTCCATCGCCGCGATGCAGGCGTCGGCCTGGTCGTAGTAGGCTTCGATGGACGCCGTCGTGGACGCCTGTCCGGCGATGTACGTTCGCCGCTGCGACGTGATGGCCTGAGACTCGATCATGTCGGCGATGCTCGAGGTCGAGACGTTCAGGAGTCCCGTCGACGCCTGCGAGTTGTAGGTGATGGCTGCTGTTCCTGTGGAGATCGCGGGCATGGATCACTCCCTGTAGTAGACGGTGAATCTCGAGACGGCCTCGGCGGGCTGCTGCTCGTCGCCCTCGCCGCTGCCGGGCTCCTCGAGCGAGTGGCCGACGTAGACGACGGCGTCGAGGCTGAAGGTCGAGTAGGTGCCGGGGACGGCCGCGCTCCGGACCTGCGCCGCGATGGCGAGCGCGTCGACGGCGAGGTCGGCGATGCTGCGCACCTCCACCTCGGCCATCCTCGTCGGCGAGGCGCCGCACGACGCGAGCTCGACGGACTGCACCTCGTAGGTGATGGCGGGGAGCACGGTGTCCTGCAGGCGGTACCCGCACGTCACGCGCGCGTCGGGCACGAGCGACACCGTGTTTCCCGCCGTCAGCATGGTGCGGATGGCCTGCTCGATGCTCACTCGACCACCTCGCAGTCGATCACCGCGACGTGGTCGCGCTCGTCGAGGTTCGTGATGCCGCGTATCCGGTAGGTCTTGCCGCGGCAGACGATGCGCTGCGTCTCGTCGAGACCGATGGCCTGCACGGTGCGCCAGCGCGCGCGCAGCTCGTACTGCCGCACGACCGCCACGCCGTCGGCGTACTGCTGCTCGGTCGCCGACTGCTCGCGCACGTCGCAGCGGAACAGGGTGCCGGCGGTCCACGTCGAGCCGCGCAGGCCGAGCGTGGACGCGGCCGCCGGCGGGCGGTACTGCGTCGCTACGAACCTGAGCCGCCCGGCGGAGATCATCGCATCGGGCTCCTCGTGGCGTACTGCTGGATGATGTAGCGGTACGAGAGCGGGACCTCGGCGAGCGCCGCCACGCTGCTCGACTCGGGGTTGTTGTACCAGCTGCCGACGAGCGCCACGATGCACTGCTGCAGCGCGTGGGGGATCGTCGTGTACCCCGCGACGTAGGTGACCGTCGCCAGGGTGTTCTCCTTCATCTGCTTGTCGGTGTCGAACTCGAGCGCGATGACGGGCTCGCTGTCGTCGACCCACCACTCGGCCGACGGCAGCGTCTGGGTGACCCCGTTGCCGTCGACGTACTGGACCTGCGTGAACGACGTGCAGGGCTGCACGTCGGGGATGAAGCGCGCCCAGCGCCTGATTTTCGCGGTCCTCGTCGCGCTCGAGAGCGCGATGCCCGTCTCGCGCTCGATGACCTCGGCGGCCGCGATGGCGAGCGTGGACAAGTCGACGTCGTCGGCCTCCGTCTCGATGCGGAGACGGGTCCGGAGGACGTCGAGCGGGATGGGGAGCGCGGGCATAAAGGGAGACGCCGCCTTCCGGCGGCGGCCCCCCGCAACAAGGGAATCAGACGGTGATCGACGCGAACGCCTCGGGCAGCATGATGTGGCTGTCCCAGCGGTTGTACAGGTACAGGTTCGTCTGGTGCGTCGACGCAGCCGAGTACGGGTCGAGCAGCGAGGTGACGCCCGTGCGCTCGAACAGCTCCATGTACTCGAAGTTGCCGACCACGGCCACGACGGCGCCGTTGGTGGTGTCGGTCGCGGTGTTGATGTAGGCGCTGAGGCGGTACGGGATGCCGTAGATCGTGCCGGGCGCGCCCTGCGAGAGTCCGCCCGTCTCGTTCAGCTTCCAGACATAGTCGGTCGAGTTGACCTTGATCTTGCGGATGTGCTGCACGAGCGAGTCGTGCATGACCCACGAGAACCGCGCGCCGCTGCGGTACTGCGGCGGGACGCGGTGCACGCAGTTGATGAGCATGTCGCCGGTGAGGTCGTCGCTCGCCGAGTTGCCGGCGCCGCCCGCTCCGATGTTCTCGATCTGGGTGATCGCGGCGGTCTCGATGCCCTCGGGCTGCGAGCTGCCGGTGCCGACGGTGAGGTACTCCTCCTGCGACAGCGCGATGCTCATGGCGCACTTGTCGGCGACGTAGTTGAGCCCGCCGCCGATGCCGCCTTGCCCGATGGCGTCCTCGATGAACTCCTGGCTCATCGTGACGCGGGTCGCGAACTTGTAGGGCACCACGCTGATCGCCGTCGAGAACGACGGGTCGGACGCGGTGATCGAGCCGCCTTCGCTGACGAGCGCCGTGGTCGGCAGCGCGTTCTCGATGGTGATCGTGCGCTTCGAGTCGATCGGGACGACCGTGCAGAGCGCGCGGATCACGCTCTGCTGGCGGAGGCGCTCGACGATGCGGCGCTCCATGTCGGTCGGGATCGCCGCGCCGCTCGAGCTGAGCGAGAGCGCGCGCATCTCCATCGGGTTGCCGCTGACGAGCGCGTTGATCCAGCGCTTCGAGTACTCGCTCGCCTCGAGGTTTCCGCCGGGGACGCGGGTCTGGAACTCGGCGCGCGACTCGAGCTCCGCGATGCGCTTCTGCTGGGCGCGGATCTGGACGAGGCGCTCGGCCGCGTCGAGGTCGGCGTCCATGCGCGCGATCTTCTCGCGCTCCTCGCCGGAGCCGCGCTTGGTGATCTCGTGGGTGTCCGCGTTCTTGCGGGCGGCGAACTGCTCGAGCGCCTTGCGGTACTCGTGCACGGTGTTTTCCATCTGGGTCAGGTCGTCCATTGTGAAATCCTCGTCATGTGAAGTGCGAGCCGCGCTCGCGCGGCGTCCATGGAAGCCGCGTCAACGTGACGCAGGCTCGAACTGGTCTGGGGATAGGCGGCGTCCACGACGATGCTCACCTCGACGAGCTTCGCCTGGCGGACGGTGCGCTCGGTGCGCGCCTTGTTCCATTCGTCAGCCTCGACGTAGAAGCCGAAGCTCATCTCGCCGCTGAGGTCGCCGCGCTCGATCAGCGCGCGCACGTCGTTGCCGAGCGTGGTCTCGGGGAGCGACGCGACGTAGTGCAGCCCGTCGGCGCGGTCCATCAGCGCCAGCGTCTTCGAGCGGGTCCTCGCCAGCGGCATCGACGGGTCGTGGTTGTAGAGGAGCTTGATGTCCTCGCCGAGCGACTTGGCGAAAGCGCCCGGCGCGATCTGCTCGCGGAAGGTGCGGCCGTACTCGGTGATCTCGCGCGACTGCGCGCCGTAGACGGCCGCGACGCCGCGCAGCGTGCGGCCCTCGACGGCCTGCTCGATGGATCCGATGTCACGCCGTGAAATCATTGGGGGTCCCCGCTTCCGCGCTTGTGTCGGTGCCGATGTTCGTTGTGCCGCCGCCCGTGCCCATGTTCTTGGCGACGATTGGCTCGTCGAGCCCTGCGAGCGGCTCGAGGTCGAGGCGCGCGCGCGCCTCGTTGCGGGTGATGAAGCCCGCCTCGACGCCCGTGCGGAGCGCGGACATCTGCTCCGCGAGGCTCGGGCGCTGCAGCGCGTCGAAGTCCCAGACGACCTCGGTGTACTGCGAGGCCAGCTTCATGCGGATCTCGCTCGTCCAGATCGACGACCAGTGCCGCATGCAGTGGTCGACGTACATGCGGCCGAGCCACTCCATCGACCCGTACGTGCTCTGGCTGTGCTCGCTGAGGTACGAGACCGGGACGCCGAAGACGCGCGACACGTCCTGCACCGAGTAGCGACGCGCGGCGTCGATCCCGTCGTTGTCGAACGTGCTCGAGATGCGCTCGACGCGCATGTTGTCGCCGAGCACCAGCGGGCGGCCGGCGTTCACCGATCCGCTGTGCTGCTTGAGGTACTGCTCGGCGACCATCTGGCGCTGCTTGTCGTTCAGCGCGCCCGGATGCACCAGCGCGAGCTTGGGCTGTCCCGCGTTCTCCATCGCCTTCAGCTGGCTCTGCTCCTGCGCCGCCATGATCGTGAGCGCGTTGCGGCACACGCGCGTCGGCGCCTCGCCCCACAGGCCGTTCCATCCCGCGGTGCGCAGGTGGAAGACCTGCTCGAGCGCGAGGTTGCCGAACATCGACGTGCGGTAGACGGGCTCCGCGCCCGTCACGTCGAGCGAGACGCTGTCGGGGTCGAGCGGCATCATCTCGAGCAGCTCGCCGCCCTGCGTCCTGTTGATGACGGCGAAGGCGTTGCCGTAGAGCGCGCAGTGCAGCGTGAGCGTCCTGCGGAACTCGAAGCCCGACATGTAGCGGTTCGGACTGCGCAGCAGCGCGTCGCTCGTCGCGTCGCTCACGTCGACGTCGATGCGCGCGAGGTCGTTCGCGATCAGGTTGACCGCGCGCCACACGGGCGTGTACATGATGCTGTTCGCCGCCGTGACCAACGGGATATTCGCGGCCGTGTCCATCTGGAGCACGCCGTGAGTCGGCCAGTGGCCGACGAACATGCGTCGGAACAGTTCGCGCAGCATGGCGGGATCGTGGCCACGTCATCCCGTGCGGATTGCGCCTAAACCCATTCGTCGTACGAACTCGCGCGTTTTCCTCCCCAGACGTGGACGGCGATGATGCCGGCGACGAGCGGGTCGAGGATGCAGTACTCGCGGCTCTTGACGGGCCGCACGTTCCCGTTGCGGTCGGTCGAGGCGTGGGCCTCGGCGCACGAGCGCCGCATGATCGGGTCGTCGCCGATCAGTAACTTCCCGCCCGCCCACAGGTTCTGCCAGAGCTGGCAGCCGGGGCCGAAGGTGCCGATGCCCATGCGGTAGGTCAGCAGCGGGACCCCGTCGGCGACCAGCTGCTCGGCGAGGTACTTGCTGCCCCAGGCGTCGTAGCCGACGGCCTTGATGTCGAACTGGTCGCGCAGCTCGAGGATGCGCTGCCGGATCGACTCGTAGTCGATCTCGCGCCCTGGCGTCAGGGTCAGCCGGCGCTCGGCCGACCACTGGCGGACGGGCATCCGGTAGTCGAGCTCGCGCTGCGCGACGTCCTGCGACGGCCACCAGTAGTGGCCCTGCATGGCGACCGTGCCGTCGCCGCGAGGCACGGCGACCACGAGCGCGGACATGTCCAGGCTCTTCGAGAGGTCGAGCCCGAGCCACGCCGGGCGCCCGCGGAGCTCGTCCCACTCGATGGCCTTGCCGCCCGGCCAGAGGGCCATGTCGAGCCATCCGCCCGTGTTCTCGTCCGCCCGCGCGCAGTGGTAGCGCGTGAACTCGGAGCGGCCCATGGCGCTCCGCTTCATGGTGTTCCACGAGCGGCGCAGCGAGACCATGTCCGGCTGGCCGTGCTCCATGCCGGGGTTCGCCTTCGGCCAGTGCTCCTCGTCGCCGACGGCGTCGCCTTGGTCGATGCCGTACAGCATCGGGAACATGGTGTCATCCTCGACCTCGCCCGACAGGACGGCCTCGGCCTGCTTCACCAGCTCCGCGTAGTGGTTCTCGGGGTTGCTGCCGGGCGTCGAGATGATGACGCCGAGCGACTCGCGGCGCTTCGCGCCCGTTGTCAAGAGCTTGGTGAGAAACCTGCCCTTGAACTCGGCGGCCTCGTCGGCGATCCAGAGCGACGGGTTCAGGCCGTCGAGCGACCGCTCGAGCGCGGGAAGCGCGTTGAACTCGCAGTCGTGGGACGGCCGCAGGACGCGGTCGAACCGCACCACTGTCGACGGGTCGCCGACGGCCCGCGCCATCGTGCGCGCGGTGTCCAGGCAGATGCCCGCCTGGTCCTCGTTGTTCGCGATGACGTGGACGCGGCGCCCGTCGCCCTGCTCCATGTCCCAGAGGCCGAGCCCGGCGGCGAGCGTCGTCTTGCCGTTGCCTCTGGCGACCTGCAGGATCGCCAGCTTGAAGCGCCGGCGGCCGTCGGCAGCGCGCCATCCAACGAGGTTGCCGACCCAGAAGCGCTGCCACGGCGTCAGGACGAACGGCCGCCCTGTGTCCTCGCCGACGAGCGGCAGGCGCTCGAAGAAGGCGAACGCGGCGTCGACGGCCGCGGCGTCGAGCTGCACGTCCGTGCGCTCGAGGTCGCGCATGAAGCGGTGACAGGCAGCGTAAACCCATTTCCCACAAGGCCTTGCGCCCCCGAGCACGCTCTCGGCGTATGCGGTCAGGTCGTTCTCGGGCCTTGAGTTATCCACAAGTTATCCATTTTTTATGGGTCGATGGGCTCGGCGGGGCCCGATGGTCGATTTTTTGCCGTG